GCCTTTTCTGGGTTTTAGGGACGAAGACAACCTTAACCGGAGTCTCGTCCCGGGGTCTGAGTTGCGTATCTGGGAAGAGCTGATGCTCCTCTCCACCGACAATGTTACGGACCGAAGCAAGTCCGAATTCGGTGAATGGGAACTCCCGCTCCAACCGAGCTGGCCAACTTGGAAAGTGGTATTTACCATTGCCTCGTTTCCCTTCTACGGTTGCCCCAGGCCCATGCCGTGGAGCAAGTTCTTCATAAGGGTCCCCAAATGGGGACTCCCGAAGAATATCACTCCAAATGATCCTACTGACACGACAAAAAGTGTCATTGAGATCGTAAGGTACGACATGGTTACGTAACTCACGTTCAGTATCCACGTAGCTTTTCTCGGCGGCCCGTTCTCTCTCGCTTGTGCAGGAGAGTTTGAGCTTCTTAGCGAACAAACAAATCTGTCTGATCGCAAAGATACAATCCGAGGACGGCTCCGTGAGGAGAACGCCATCAGGACCGAAAACCCTCTCCACGAACCCTCCGAGAAATCGGGGGCAACGTGTTCCTCTCCGAAACCTAAATTTCGGAAAGTGAGCAGGTGAGAGGAAACCCTCTTCGAGGCTTCTTTCGAAGCCTTGACAGAAGGCTGGAAGAGTGATAGTGAGAAAGCTATCACCTTCATAGTCGGTCCTCCTCGAGACAGTAATAATGTCTCGGTCGGGGTTGGCACCGCACCTCATACTGCAATCATGCAGTATGTGCACGAGGATATCCTTCAGACTTTTCATAGCGCCTCCTGTTAGAGGGTGCTATTCCTAAGTCTGCCGTCCCGAGAGTGCCATCACTGGGAGAGTTAAGTCTCTCCTCTCATTACACGCTGAAAGAGAGGATCGGCGGAATCCACAGAAATGAGGAGACCACCAATCGTCTTCAGCATGTAGTTCGGAAGAGAGATATCCGAGTAGATGGCCGGGTTGACTGGCCCAGAACTTGGGCAGTCAAACACGACATAACAGCTTTGACTGTACTGGGAATTATTCCCGTCGATTATCAGGTCAGGAACTAGACCGCTAACCGTAAGACGTGCGGTATAACGGTTTCGTCTCCCGTACTGATGACCGATAAAAAGGGACCAGGAGTCTGTGCTGTTATTGTCGGGATTTGCGTACGTAGAATGATCGGCCGCGCGTTCAGTGGTGACAAAACTGATATCTTCAGAAGAGTCAACAGTGACCGTCGTCCAGTCAGTATGTACGACAAACGGGTCGGCAAACATGGAAAGTCCTCGTGTGTTAGGGTTAGAGCACTCGGGTAATCCCGAGTGCAGCAAGGATTAGAACCTGCCTGACAGAAAAGTCAGGCCAGTCTAACCCGAAGCCGTATGGAGAGGCCTGTCGACGAAGCTTGTTTGTCTCAGTACGAGTATAAACAAGATTCGTCTGACCCGCGGGAACATCAAAACCGGCGCTGCCGATAAGGTGGTCCCAGTGGGTACTGATTGTAACCTGGTGCGTCCTAGTTACGGTACGCATTGCGAAACAATTAGTCCAGGTTTCGTTGTCGACAGCATTCGAGGATAGGTTAGACATAATGTCGCCTACGTTCGAAAACCAGTCGATCAACCATGACCACGGAAGGAGTTCCCAAAGCTGATTCGGAGACGGGTTAGTCCCGAATAAAGCCTTTTTCGCTCTTTCCGTCCACTCGTCAGACCCTATATCTGGAACGTAGTAACCAAAGTTACCACAATTCCAGGTAGTCAACTCATCCGTAACCTGGTAGTGATAATCACACTGTCCAGAGAACGAATTCAGGACCACGTCTTCTACCCCAGTAGGGCAGCCGACACGGTATCCTGAGAGCTGCGAGTTACCACCAATACTGGTGTCCCCTAAATCTCCAAAAGGAAACATAAGGGATCCCTCGCAGACAGAAGTTGTGACGAGTGAGGTCCGCTTCTTATCTCGCCTTCGGATGATAAGGCCGTTATTTTCTCGAAGCTTCTTTAGTGTAGCTTCGAGCATCTTCTGGGTTCTATACATATCCAGAAGATCTTTAGTAAACGGCTTCCATCCGAATTCCACGTTAAGGTAGTTAGACCCTAGGTCCTTAAAGGACTTTAGACCTAAGTACCGAAGACGCGGAAGCACCGGAATATTCCGCAGCTCTCCAGTAAATTGGAAGAGGTTTGCGGTAGGGTTACCGGGGCGAGCCCGCTTTATGAAGCTCGTTCCCTGCGCATTAAGCGCAAGGACGAAGTCTCCAAAATCGGGATCAGTGATCACAGGCGGTTCGACACTCGCCAAGGGTCCATAGTAAACGGAACTATCCCAGTTCCGAGTAATACAGACCCTAAAGCGATCGTCGACTGGATCTCCGGGGTAGTCTCCCTGTCCCTTAGCCTCAAAAGAGGGGTAGGTAAACGGGAAGGCCTCGGAAAGGCAGGCAGGCTCATCCTCGATATAAACGTGGAAAGAGCCCGAATCGTCTGAAGACCACGCACCATCACGTTTTACGTGATTGGTGGACCTAAGAAGCGCTCGGTGGGTCCTACCTGAAATCCAAGAATCGTGCATCGGCGACTGCCGATGACGATCGAGGACTTCAGTAACTTTAGGAACCATCGAGATCTCTCCATAAGGTAAGCACATACGTGCAGGGTGCTGTTGCCAGCTAGCGGGGGGGAGACCCC